GGAACGCCAACCTCGGGGCATGGCTCTCACGCACCGGCGTGAAGTACCGCCAACTGTCGGAGAAGTTGAGCCTTGGCATGAGCGTCGATCCCAAGTTGTTCGACCTTGAAAGCAAGCTGGATGAACAGCAGCAGGCCCAGATGGCCCGCAACTTCTTCCTCGGGTACGAGACGTGGAAGGCCATGCCCGCGGCCGTCATCGAGACGCACAGCGACAAGCCCACCCGCGAAATCTACGAGCAGGTCCACAACCGGCTCTCGACGATGCCGTACTTTCCCGGCGAGACTGAGGAGCAGCGGATCATCGGTGCCCTGCGTGAAGTGCGGCGGGCACGCGACATGGGGGCACTGGTTGCACCAGATGCCAACGCCTTGAATGCCGCAACCTCCAGCCTGATGAACGTGAACCGCGCCTTGTTCTGGTGGCAGCCGGACGACCCGAAGAACGTCGGGCAGGTTCGTCAGGCGGTGGAGCAGGAGTTCCGCAAACTGATGCCCGGCATTGCCGACCCTACAGCGGCAATGCAGCTTGCCAAGTCTCGCATCGGCGAGATGTACCGCCAGATCGGCCCCGCGCTGGTCAAGGCCGCAGATCCTCGCATCGGCAAGCCGACCGACAGCACCACAGACCGTGCCGACTTCTTGAAGGTGGTGGCCAAGCAGCGGGCCGAGAAGTACCTCGCCGCCAACCCAACACTCGACCTCACGACCGACAACTTCTCAATCATGCCAGAGGACAACGGCTCGGGTTGGCGCATGTACCGCATTGATGAATCGGGTGTCAACTTGTTCCCGCTCAATGGACCCGATGGCCTCGTTTCCTACTCGGAAATGCAGCAAATGCTGAGGGGCAACAGTGTTGCCGCGTACCTCGCAACGGACGGGTTCAAGTTCCCCGCGCCAGTGAAGAACGGCGTGCAGTTCAAGGACATTCCGGCCCCGCCTGCCGCAATGCGTGGACGACGGCTCGACTACTGAAATGTCACAACTCCCCCGGTTCTCCGCCGTTTCGGTGCTGGACACCCAGGCGGCACCCCCAGTGGGACCACTGGCGGTGGACGCGCTGCCCGTCAAGTCCGATGGGTTCGGCTCGGGCTACTCGGGCACGCAGGGAAGTTTGCTCGGTGACGTGTTCGAGACTTCGATGATCGGGGCCGGACTCAACCGCGCCATCGATCGTGCGGCCGTCCTGAACGACGAGAACTTCCAGTGGACACCTGAGACGTTCAACGCCTTCATTACGAGCTACGACATCCCGCGCGAGGCGTACGCCGACATCGCGCAGGCCCGGTCTTACAACCACGCCCGCATCATCCGCGATCAGGCCCTTGAGTTGCAGAACGCCTACCGGCGGCTCAGCACGCTGGGCGTTGCCGGCGACACGCTCCGCATCGGTGCCTCGCTCGCCGATCCGTACAACGTGCTGCTCCTTGCCATCCCGGAGGCGGCACCCGCACGGTTCGCAGGGCTGCTAACAAAAGCCGGACGACTAGAGACGATTGTTGCCAATGGCCTTGTGCAAGGCGTGGCCAACACGGCGGCAGAGGCCATCCGGGTCGAGACGGACCCGTTCGCATCACGCGGCGAACTGGCCAACACGTTCCTCACGTCGGCGGTCGTCGGCGGCCTCACGCCCGGCCTGCGCGACTACTCCCGGCTCAACCGGCTCAAGATCGTCGGCGGCAGTGCGGCGGGTGCCGGATTCATCGGGTCGTCGCTGTTCATGGACGGCTCGTTCCGCGACTCGTTGGTAGCGGGCTCGCTCGCCGGCATCTTGGGCGGCGGCTTCGCGGCCATCCCGAAGGCCGAGCCCCTGCTCGCACGCACGATCCATCAGGCCCAAGCGGCCGACCTGATCGAATCCGGACTGCCCCTGACGGCCAAGGGCCAGGCGTTCGTGGACGACGCGATCACGCCGCGGCCCACGGTCAGCGGCATCGAGGCGTTCCTCGCTGATGCCGTGGCCCTTGCGGAAGATGTCCCGCCCGGCCCGCGGCTGATTGCCAGCCTGTTCGACGATCAGGAAGTCAACCTCGGCGTGGACGTGTTCTCCATTTTGCAGGCTTCACGCCGTCAAATGAAGCAGACCGACACTCCCGGCTTCCGCGCCGTGAGTGACAAGCAGTTCGACGCACGCCTAACCGATGAGGGGGTGATCGAGGTCGGCGACCGGTTCTTCTCACTGACTCGTGCCGAACGCCGCGCGGCACTGGATGACGCTCTCAAGTTCGGACTGCTTGACGGCGAGGCCGCCAAGCTCAACATTGACGACGTGCGTGCCCGCGTGAGCCGGTACGGCACTACCGCCCCCGAGGTGTTGTGGCAGTTGTACCCGCAGCTCAAGGCGGATGCCGCGGAAGGCATAGCCAAGCGGCTCGGGGCCATCGACAAGTTCGAGGCGACCCGCAAGGGCATCCCACCGCTCAAGGACACGTCAGGGGTCAACGTCTCCATCTCGCTGATGGACGACTACCTGCCCAAGATCCGCAAAGCGATGGACTCGCTGGCCAAGGAGGGCAAGGCGGTCACGCTCAAGGCGATCCGCAAGGTGGCGAGCCGCGACGACTTCCGGTTCGACAAGCTGGTCACGGACTACAGCCTCATGGCGGCGATCCGCAAGATCGAGATCAGCCAGGGCAAGGACGTGATGCCGATCATCGGGCAGACCGACCGCAACGCGACGTTCAAGATGGGGCCGGATGCAGCACCCGTCCAGCAGTTCGCGGGCGGTCAGTTCCAGAACCGTGCCGGCGAGGCTGCCCCGGCGACCAACCCTTCGACGGTATCGAATAGTTCGGCCCCGCGAGACAACCCCATCGTCAGCACGCAGAGCCGCGCCACAAACGAGCCGCCGGCCGACTTCGTTGACGCGATGAACGAAGTGCAGGTCAAGCCCGACGTGCCCACGCAGTACGGCGACTTCGACGCTCGCCCGTTCGACGACACGCGGAGCCTGTGGTCCGGCGGCAAGTTGTCGTACCTGATCCGGCCGTTCAGCATGGCCGCGCATTTCGGCCGCAGCAACAACAAGACCATCCGCCGCCTTGGCAACATGCTCGTCGAGGACGCACTCCCCAAGGAGAACGGCAGGTACCAGCCGGGCATGACGGCCGAGCGATGGATCGGGCAGCGGCACGTTGCCACCACCGCGGCCTACGCACGCGAGAACTCGGATGCCTTCGCGTCATGGTTCAAGAAGCAGCGGGAGGCGGGTCAGTATTCGATGCTCGACAGCCTTGCGGCCGAGTCCGACTTCCAGGATGCCGTGACCAAGGCCGTCCGGCGGCCGGGCGACAAATTCGACCCCGAGATCGAGCGGATGGCCAACGTGTTCCGCAAGCAGATGAAGGACTTGTACGAGCTGGCCAACCGCCACAACGTCGAGGGCTTCATGGAGTTCGACCCCAACGACGCATACGCCACGCGCGTGTACTCGTTGGCGAAGATCGACGCGGCGATCAACGACTTCGGGCTGCCCGCAGTCAACGAGTTGTTCATCCGGTCGATCAAGAGCAAGCTGCCGAACATCGAGCATGACATGGCGGTCCAGATCGGCGAGGGAATGCTCTCCCGCATCCGCTCCGCCAAGGTCGGGCTTGAGGCACTGGAAGGTGCCCGCATCATGCCGCAGGACATGGGCGGCATCGTGGCCATGACGATGCGTGACCTTGGGTACTCCGAGGGCGACATCAACAAGGTGCTGCGAGCCTCCGACCGCATCAACAAGCAGTCCGGGTTCGAGCGGTCAATGAAGCGAATGCAGCTCGACGAGACGCTCTCGATGCGGGCCAACCGCAAGGACGGCACCACCGCCGAACTGTCGTTCGAGGACTTGCTTGAGAACAACGCGGCGATGCTGGCCGACACGTACTCCCGCCAGATCCACGGCCGCGCCGCCGAGACTCGCATCCTCCAGCAGTTCGGCAACGCCGATGTTGAGGCCCCCACGACGTGGGCGGGCTTGCGGCAGCGGCTGGAGAAGGAGATCCGCGACGACATGGACGCGAGCCGCCTCAACTCGGACGAGGCGAAGCGGATGATTGCTGACTTGGACCGCATCGAGGGCGTGTGGAAGATCGTGCTACTCGGGGGCGACATCTCAAAGACCTCCGAGGGTGTGAACTTCGCCCTCCAGACGATCCGCCAAGTCAATATCTCGACCCTCATGGGGCAGGCCGGCCTTGGCAACCTCGCCGACTTCGGCGCGATCGTCGTGCCGCAGAACTGGAAGGCCCTCACGCAGCAGATGCCGGCGATCATGGAACTGTTCAAGTCTGGGCGCGACGGCAAGCACGGCAACGACCTGCTCCGCGAGATTGAGGCGATCAGCGGAGCCGGCACGGAACGCATCCGCAGCCACTCGCCGAACCGGTCGGTGGATACCGTGATGGGCCGCGACTTCATCCAGAGCAAGACCTCCAAGGTGCTGCACAAGGTGACCAACGGACTCGCCGACCTGTCGGGCATGTCGCTGGTCCAGACCACCACCCAGCGAATCGCATCGACCATCAGTGCCCAGAAGTTCGTGAACATGGCACTGGCAGGCGAGAAGTTGTCCGATGCCCACCTCGCTTCCATGTCGATCGACCGCCCGATGCTCAAGCGGATTTCCGAGCAGGTCCGCAAGCACACAACGCTGGAGAACGGCAGCAACCTCCGCCGCCTGAACCTGAGCGAGTGGACCGACATCGAGGCCGCCGCGGCGTTCAACACGGCATTCGACCGCTACTCCCGCCGCGTTGCACTCCAGCCGGACCTTGGCACCATGAGCCTCTGGATGACCTCCCAGACCGGCAAGACGCTGATCCAGCTCCGCACGTTCATGGTGCAGGCGTACGAGAAACTGTTCCTCTACCCGATTGCCACCGGCAACATGGAGGCGTTCGCGTCGTGGGTCACCGGCATGATTATCGGTGGTGCCGCACACGTTGCCAAAACGTACCTCAACGCCGGCCCCGGCCCGCAGGGTGATGAGTACCTTGCCGAGCGACTCACCCCGGACCAGATTGCCAAGGCCGCATTCGCACGCTCGGGCTTCTCCAGCATCTTCCCGACACTGGTGGACACGCTGGCCCTGACGACCGGCAAGCCCGTGTTCAGCAACACCCGCATGACGGGCCTGGCCAACGACCCCATCTGGGGCAACCCGACGTTCGACCTGATGAACCGGACATGGCAGTCTGCCCGCGCGGCCGTCGCGCCACCACTCCGCAGCGACTACGACTTCTCGCAGCAGGACTTCCGGGCACTCCGGCGGTTCATGCCCTTCCAGAACGCCATCCCGTTCAACCAGATCCTCAACGCCTTCCAGAATGAACTGCCCAAGACCAGCGTAACCGCACCATGAGCAAAATCTCCGTCGAGCCGGACGCACTGAGGCGAATCCTCAAGCGTCTGAGCGATCAGGTGGATGCACTCAGCGCGGTAACCGTTACCACCTCGACCGGAGGCGGCGGGACGCTCGACGACCTGACCGACGTGACGACCACGACTCCGCTCACTGGTGATGTTCTCACCTACGACGGCACCGGGTGGGTCAACCTGCCCCCGGGCGGGTCGCCGCCGATCACCGCGGTGTCGGTCGAACTCGACTTCGGGACCGACAGCACGTACGCGTCACGCGAGGTCATTGGTCAGTCCTGGGTGACATCCAACATGGTGTTCGCCACGATGGTGGCAGGCGACACCAAGACCGACCACGACCCGGAGGACGGGCTCCTCGAGGAACTATCCTTCACGGTCAGTGACATCGTGGCGGGCGTTGGGTTCACGCTTCACGGGTACGCGCCGAACGGCACCTTCGGCAAGTTCAATGTCCACGTTTCCGGCAGCGTCAGCAGCGGCTCGGTCGTCACCATCTAAGGACTCTCATGGCAATCAAGATCACAGGCGGCACATACAACGCTGGCGTAACCGCAGCCAACCAGTTGCAGGTCGTCACCCCGACCACCGAGGCTCAGGCGGGCTTTGCCGCGATGAGCAGTGAGGTCGATGCCGGGTCCGTACTTCCCGCCGGAAGGACGATGCGGGCGGCGTATATCAACGACGACTACCAACTCTCGACCACGCTTGACGTGCTTCTGTTCTCCGAGGCGTTTGTTGGATCTGCACTCAACGTGTTCCAGTGGTTCCAGTCGACCTCAACGTACACCATCGCCGTCCTGTCTGGCTTTGCACAGACCAACTCCGGCGGGTCCGTTGCGACTGGATCCTGCGTCATCAGCAGTTACAACCAGTTCCCACTGATCCCCGGCAACACCACGTTCTTCAACTTCGCAGCCCGAACCACCGCTGGCGAAGCCACCAGCAAGACCATTGAAATGGGCGTGGGCTTTGTCACGGCGGGCACGCCGTCGACAGACGGTGCATTCTTCCAGTGGAACGGCTCAAGTTTTTCGGCAGTGGTCATCAACAACAGCGTGTCTGCGACACAAGCCGTGACGATGCCGACCAACAGCGTGACGCACAACTTCACCATTGCCGTCTCATCGGACAACGTGGAGTTCTGGATTGACGACATTCTTGTCGCGTCCATCCCGTCCAACGCGCCAGACGACTCGTCGATTCGCCCAGGTTCGGCACCCGTCTTCATCCGACAGTACGGCACCGCAACGGTCAGTGCAGTGTCCCGAATCGAAGTGTCCGAAATCTCGGTTCAGGTCCACGGCAACACCATGTTCCGCGATCAGGCGGGCGCATCCAGCTACGCCGGCGGCAACATCAACACCGGCCAGACGGGGTTCGCCACCCTGACCAGTCAGGGCAACTACGTCAACAGCACCGACCCGGCACCGGTCACGCTCAGCAATACGACGGCGGGATTTTCAACTCTTGGCGGCAACTTTGCTTTTAACGCCCCGGCCGGAGCGGCCCAAGACAACATTCTGTTTGCGTTTCAGGTGCCAGCGGGATCAGTGACCACGGCAGCCCGGACGCTCCACATGACCGGCATCAACATCGAAACGTTCAACACGGTCTTGGCTGGTGCCGCTGGTCTACATGCGTTTGTGTGGTACGTCGCATTCGGTGCCACAAGCGTAACGCTTGCCACCGTGGCTGACGCTGCTGGCGTGATTGCCACCCGCAGGCTCGCCATCGGCGGTCAGTCGTTCCCAACCCTGGCCCCAATCGGTTTCAAGGCTGAGGCCATTCGCCACACGTTCGACACGCCCATCGTCGTCCGCCCGGGCCAGTACCTTCACGTCATCGTCAAGTGTTTGGTCGGAACTGCCACCCCAACTCAGGTGTTCCGCGGCACGGTCGGAATCAACGGGTATTACCTATGAGCGACATCCTCAAGGACATCGCGGCCGAGACGGACAAGAAGCTCCTCAAGTGGCTCCAAGAGGGCAAGCGGGAGTACAACCCCATCACGGGCAAGAAGACCCGCCGCGACCTGACAGCCGCCGAGATTGCCGTCATCCTCAAGCGGCTGGCCCAGACCGGCGTGACCGCGGCACCGGCGGGCGACAACACCACCAAGGAGATCATGGAGCGGCTGGCCCAGCGGGGCAGCTTCAAGTTCCGTGGACTGCCTCCGCAAGCTGAAACCGCATGACCACACGTTTCCCCGTTCTCCCGCGGATCACCCCGGAGAACATCGACCTCGAGCAGCTCTGTTCCTCGTTCGTCTACTTCGTCCAGGCCCTGTGGTACGACCGCGGGCTGGACAAGGTGGCACCGCTCAGCGAGGGCGAGCTGGAGGCGTGTGCGTGGGCGGCCGGCGAACACCCCGACTTCCAGCCCGCTCCGCCCGCGCGGGGCGTGCTGGCGTTCCGCGGCGAGGGCAAGTCCACCAGTATCGCCGCGGCCCTGCCGTGCTACCGGTACCTGCGGGACAGCCGCCGCGAGGTGTTCTGCTGCTCCAAGGCCGACACGGCGGCCAAGAAGACGCTGCACATGACCCGCAAGTGGCTGGACAGCGTGTGGTTCCTGCGGCACCTGGCCCCGCGGGCGGACCAGAAGGACAACACCTCGAGCTTCTACATCGGCACCAGCGAGGGTGAGAACCGCCAGCCGAGCATGTCGTGCATGGGCCTGTCGGGCCAGCTTGAGAACAACCGCGGCCACACGGTCATGTTCGACGACATCGAGACGAAGGCCAACAGCAAGACGCTCGAGGGCCGCGAGTTCCTCGAGCGACTCGTCGGTGAGGGCAAGAACATCGTGTACCCCAACCGGCCGTTCGAGAACGGCGGACCCATCGATCCGGTCGAGATCATCGTCCTGGGCACGGTCAAGCACCCCGAGACGCTGTACAAGAAACTGGCGGCCAAGGGGTACGAGTTCATGACGTTCCCGATCATCGCCCCGGAGCCCGACTGGGAGATCATCCGGCTGGCACCCACCATTGCTCGTCGCATCCATGCGGGCGAGTTGCGACCGGGCGAGCCGGCCTTCGGGCATCGGTTCGGGGTCCGCGACATTGCCGAACGCCAGCGCGAGGGTCGCCTTGAGTTCATGATGGAGTCCGTGTGCGTGGTGGGCCTGGCCGACAGCCACCGCTACCCGCTCCGGCTCAGCGACCTGATCGTGTTCCCGGTCAACATGCACAAGCACCCCATGACGATACAGTGGGGCACCAAGGACCACGGGGGCAACAGCACGCTCATGGAGGACATCCAGTGCCTCGGGTTCGCCGGGGACCGGCTCCACGGGCCGATCATGTACGACAACCGGTGGATTCCCTACACCAAGACCGTCGCGTACATCGATCCGGCGGGCGGCGGTGAGGACGAGCTGGCCCTGTGCATCGCCTCAACGGGCGGTGGGTACTACTGGGTCCACGGCGTGTGGGGCTTCCCCAATGCCAGCGGCGCGGCCTTGCCGGTCGTTGCTCAACTATGCCGCGATCATTATGCACGCACCGTGCATTATGAGTCCAACGCGGACACCTTCGGGTCATTTGGGTCGGCCCTCGAAGATGCCATGCGGCGTGAGGCGGAGGCCGCCAAGGCCGTGCCGCTCCACCCGGACCTGCTGGCCCTCGGGGCACGCCACTGGGCGGCCACGGTCATCAAGGACCACATCGGTGAGGCCAAGGAGCGGCGGATCATTGCCACGCTGGAGCCGGTCCTGAGTACGCACCGGCTGGTGATCCACCCTGACGCACTGCGGCCGGACCGCGCGCGCCCTCAGGAGAAGGAACTCCAGTACCAACTGGCCTACCTCCAGAACCAGTCCAAGTGCCTCAAGCACGACGACCGCATCGACGTGCTGGCCTCGTGCATCGGGCGGTTGGTCCATCAGGTGCCGACGGCCCGCGAGGAGGTGACCGATGCCGCCAAGCGGCTCCAGGACCAGATCGACCGCTTCAACGGGAGGCCGGTGAAGCCGCGCGAGGTGAGTGTGTTGAAGCTGTGGTAGGTGGTACATACCACTTAGCGGCCAGTAGCACATGGTGGCACGGTGGGTGGTAACCGTTACCACCTGCGGTGTCCAACTCGTGTCCAACTTGGGTTGGACAGTTGGACAGGGGGAGGTGGGTCGGTCTGGACCCTGCCCCCGGGGCTGTTACGCCCCGGGGGGTATGGGGGGGACAGATACACCCCCCCCCCTGTCTGCCCCACGGAGCGGGAGGTGGGCCGG